AATCTTGCTTCCGACCTGTGGGAAAAGGTAAAGAGTACCTTTGATGCCGGACTTAAGTTTATAAAGGATTTGGTGGGAAATATTCTATCCAATGTTATCGACAATGTAAAAAATTTCTTCGGAAATATGTTGTCGGAAACCAAGAACCGACTGGAAGAGATGAAGAACGGATTTTCCAATGCATTTAATAACATCGTATCCGGTGTGAGCAATGCGATAGGCAATATTCAAAATGCCCTGTCAAACGTGTTTTCGGCAGTTAAGAACGTATTTTCAAACATCGTATCCAATGCGTTCAGTTGGGGTAAGGACATTATAGGTAACCTGATATCCGGTATTACTTCGAAGATTAGCAACTTGGTTAGTTCCGTGAAAAATGTGGCATCGACCATTTGGGACTATCTGCATTTCTCGGAACCGGAAAAAGGTCCGTTATCTGACTTCCACACCTATATGCCGGATATGATTGACCTCTTGGGAAAAGGCATCACTGACAATCTGCATAACTTAAAAGCACCGATGACAGCACTTGGTAATGCACTGACACCAATGACAAATGGTATGCAGTCAGTTACGGAGACAAACGGTGGAGCAGAAGGCAACACGAAACTGGATGCCATGAGCGATGCGATAGTAAGATATCTGCCTCGTATGGCCGAGAGCAAGATTGTTCTGGATTCCGGTGTCCTTGTAGGAGAGTTGTCGGACGGTATCAACAGGCAACTCGGAAAGGCGTATGTGTAATGAGAAAATTCAGACTGATTAACGGACAGGGAGGGAGTTTCGACCTTAACAGGAAGGACTCCTTCTTTCATGATATAAAAGGGTTCGGCTATGATGATGCTACCCAATATGAACAGATAGGACGTGACTTTTATCCGCTTGAGGAGATTCTTTCGCAGGGAAAGATTGAGGGGAAAATTCTCTTTGCCGGAGAAAAGCCGTATGAGACTTACAGGGAGTTTGCCCGATTTATCCGGTCGACTCCCTTAACGCTTGTGTATCAGCCGGATGAGGTGTTTCGTGTTCCGGTGCGTATAGCATCTCTTGGTAAGACGGAACTTTCCCATGGCGGTTCGGCGCTGATTGTGGAGATTTCCTTTGCAGCACAGGGATTGTTTTATAAGAGTATCACAAAATACAGCAATACCCTTTCGGTTGGCGGTAAGATTTATCCTTACACCTATGATTATGCATACTCGGATGTGTCGTATAACTCGGTGGAAATCGAAAGTGACAGTTACGAGGACAGTCCCTGTAAGATTACCATTCAGGGACCGTGCATCAATCCCGTGTGGAAGCATTACGTCAATAACGTGCTGTATGAAGTGGGGGCATATGCCGGGACGGTTGCCAGTGATCATAAGTTGGTTATCGACACCACCAAAATGCCATACAGCATAACGGAGCGTGGTGCCGGAGATGACATTGTGGCAGACAGATATCAGCTTTGCGATTTTACCACGGAGCGATTCTTCCATCTGCAACACGGAGCAAACCGTATAGCGGTATCGCATGAAGGTATTAACACACTGAATGTAATTGTGGAGGGACGGATAAGTTATGAAACCGTATAACGTGGAGATTTTTACTCCCACCTTTGACATGGTGGGACATACCAATATCAATGAACTTTCCTACAAGGAAGATTATTTATCTTCCGATGAAAACTCCATCACGGTATTTGCAATCCCCGGTGTGGCAAAGCAGGATTACATCCGTATCAGCAGGGGAAAAGAAGAGTACACCGGAGTGGTTACTGAGATAGCATACGGTACGGATAAATCCAAGAATATGCAGACCATTTCCTATAAACCACTGATGGAGTTGTTTAACACGGATATGCTCTTTGATGTAAATGCACAGGGTGTGGGAAGTTTTGAACAGTTTATTGCGGACAGTATTATTAGTCTGTATGTGGAAAATGAGGATGTCGAGCAGAATATTACGGGACTGAGTGTAAGCACTTTGACGGAAACCTTGGACTGGTATCTGCATATCACACCGTCCGATAAGGGCGGTCACTATAACATTGTTAATCTGATGGATTCCGTGATAGTTCCGGCACTTCAAAAATATAACATTCTGCTTACGGTAAATCTTGATGTTCAGAATAAGCATCTTCTTGTAAGTATCGGAAAGGTGGTAGGTGGCGCGGTGACAATAGAAAGTGACCTACCCAATATACTGAAGAAAAATGTGGTGTTTAAGCAGGTCAGTGCAGATGTAAACAAACTGATCATATACGATGCCACAGATGGTTATGCAACAAAAACGGTATATTATCTGCATTCGGATTTGGGATATGATACCAAGAACGAAGACCGGATACTTCCGGTTGTTTGTGACATGAAAGCGGTAAGCAGCAGTGAAGAGAGCAGTTTTGAATCCTTGGCACAAAACGAGGCATCCAATACCTTTTCACAGGCTGCTTTTTCCAATCTGATAGAACTTACCATGATGAACGGGGATGAACTTGTAAAGCCGGATGAGATGCCTTTCGGACAGATAGTGAATGTAATATCTGACGGAAATTCCTATCAGAGTATTCTGACCGGAAGGGAAAGAGGAAAGAATACCAAGCTGATATTTGGAACGGTAAGACTTGAACTGACTAAGATTTTAAGGAGGAATGGCTGATGGCTAATAACATTGTACTAAAAACCTATAAGGGCGGTAACGTGACACCGCAGGATGATGCAATCATTCATGATGTGGCCATTGCCACAAACGGTATATTTAAAGGCTGTGAAGTGTCCCATGCCAGAGGAAACATTCTTCGTGTATCGCAGGGATTTGGGATGATTAAGGGCAGATTTTTTGAAGTATACGAATCGGAGGTAAGCGTACAGCTTGCCAGTGCAGGGCAGACTTTGGATGGCAGGGTTTACATTCACATGGACTTATCCAATGCGGATGAGCCGATTATGTTGCTTGCACAGTCTGCCACAGAACTTCCGGCACTGGATATGGATGCGGATGTAAATTATAACAATTCATCTTTTGACATTCAGCTTGCTGCTTTTACCGTATCCAGTTCGGGAATAAATAATCTGACACAGACATTTACCAAGATTACTCCCGGTTCCGGAGGTGGAGGCGGAGGAGGTGGCAATTCCTTAATGCGTGATACGCAGTATGCACTTGGGGATACCGCAACGGTGGCATCTGCTCCCGGATGGGTAACGCTTGTGTGTACACAGGCAGGAACCACAGCACTGGCAGAGCCGACAACGTATGCCACCATTACGAGTGTCGGGGACAGTATCCTTGACGGCAGTTGCGTATTTACGGCAAGAAATATCATCGGAGAACTGGATGATGCTTTGGCAGCACTTACGGATATGGATTCTACGGTTAATGAATTAAGTGAACGGGTAGAAGAAGCCATGAACAGTTCCGGCAATCTGGTTACAAAGATAATCAGCCTGTCGGATTATAAAGCATTGGAATCTTACGATGAGAATTGTATTTATTTTTGCTATGAAAACGGTAATACACAACAGATAACAAGAATCTATATGGGAGAAAATAAGGTTTATTCCACAGGTGTTACCGTTACCTATCAGATAGATACGGATTATGTATTAAAGCAGGTAGTACAGGATGGGGCAGATGCTGTTTTGGAAGCACCAACAGCCGTGAAAAGTGGTTATGAATTTGTGGGTTGGAGACAGGATTCCAGTGCAGATTCTAAAATTTTGGATAACATGGTTATTGCCTGTGAAGAAGGATTTTCATTATATGCAGTATTTAAAAAAAGTGTAGAAGTATCCTTTTTTGCAAGTGGCGGCACAGGTGAGATGGAGGGTGTTGAAGCGGTTTCACTTTATAATAATGGAGTTGAAAGTGGAGAAGCAACCGACATTCCTTGGTGCGTTTATGAGAAAGAAGGCTTTGCATTTATTGGTTGGACATTAGAAGGTTCGACAGAACTTATTTTGCCGGAAACAAAGATGAATTTTGCCGAAGATTCCGTTTTGTATGCTAATTGGATACAGGAAGAGTATGAATTTATTTACACAGGTTCTTATGTACAGTTCATTATTCCGGCAAGTGGCATATATAAGTTAGATGTTTATGGAGGGCAAGGTGGAGATGCAACCTATAACGAAGTAACTGCAAACGGTGGTCATGGTGGACACTCCAGTGGTTATGCGTATTTGGAAAAAGGAGCAATCATATATGTTGCAGTAGGAGGAGCCGGAGAAGATATAACGTCTACGACTTATTCTGATTATGGATACAATGGTGGTAGTGGTGGTTCATCTTTGACATCCACAAGTAGTTCCTATCCTCAAAGTATGGGAACAGGTGGTGGCGGTTGTACGCATATAGCAAGTAAAAGTGGTGACTTGAAAAGTATAGCCTATGCGAATCTTTCAACAGTGTACATTGTTGCCGGAGGAGGCGGTGGTGCTTGCCTTCGCTATAAAGATGGAATTCCTCATGATGGTGGCCATGGTGGTGGAGAAATCGGAGGTAATGGTTCAGGTGGTGCATTGGGTGGTCGACAGACCTCTAATTCATCTTCAACAACAACGCAATTTGGCTATGCTGCCACGTGTTCCAGTTCATCATCCGGTTATGCCGGAGGAGGCGGTGGCCTATATGGTGGCTATTATGGTTTCGGAGGATATTCCGGTGCGGGAGGTTCAGGATATATTGGAGGAGTGCCGAGCTTTTCTAAGAATAAGAAATATTATCCGGCAGAAATGGAAACAGGAGTAAATGAAGGAAATGGTAAAGCGTTGATTACATTTATTTCCTGTGTGTAATTGGTAACTGACAGGTGCAAGTGCATCTGTTTTTTTGTTGCAAAAGTTTAAAGGAGGAAATGTTTATGAAGCAGGTAGTAGAAACAATGCAGTATGTATTCGCAGGAGTAGGAGGATTTGTGGGATGGTTTCTGGGAGGTTTTGACGGCTTTCTGTATGCCCTTTTGGTGTTTGTGGTTATCGACTACATCACCGGACTGATGGCAGCGTTCTTTCAGAAGAAGTTATCAAGCGAGACCGGATTTAAGGGAATCTGCAAAAAGGTAGCAATCTTCTGTCTGGTAGGTATCGGTCACATCATTGATGCACAGGTTATCGGTAACGGAAGTGTACTTCGGACAGCAGTGATTTTCTTTTATCTGTCCAATGAGGGTATCTCCATCATTGAGAACGTAGCCATTATTGGTCTTCCCGTTCCCAAGAAGCTGATTGATGTGTTGGAGCAGCTTCACGATGACGCAGAAGGAACAGAACAGAAGAATAGTTTGTAAATGAAAAAGGAGCAGTGACCAAAACGAGATTCCTACCAATAAAGGTAGCCTCGCAGAGTCTGCTGCTCCTAAACAAATTATAACACCATATTTCGGAATTGAAAAGTAGGGAGTACCCATGTGGCACTTCCTTTTTTCATGGAAAGGCAGGTTTATTATGAAAATAATTCAAAGTATATGTACGCAGTCTGACTGCTATAAGGCAGGACGAAATATCACAGTTAAGGGACTTATGCTTCACAGCGTGGGTTGTCCGCAACCCAAGGCACAGCCTTTTATCAATAACTGGAATAAGGCAGGTGCCAAGGCCTGTGTTCATGCCATCGTGGAACCGGATGGAGAAGTGTATCAGCTTCTTCCTTGGAATCACAGAGGATGGCATGGTGGAGGGGACAGTAACAATACTCATATCGGTGTGGAAATGACGGAGCCGGCCACTATCCGTTATACTGGCGGTTCTTCGTGGGAAGAAACGGGAGACGGAGAAAATACCAAGGCTCATGTGCTTGCTACCTATAAGCACGTAGTAGAGTTGTTTGCCTATCTCTGCAATATGTTCTCCCTTGACCCGTTGGAAGACGGTGTTATCATTTCCCATTCGGAAGGTCATAAGAGAGGCATTGCCAGTAATCACGGTGACGTAGAACATTTATGGAGCAAATTTGGGTTATCCATGACACAGTTTTGACAGGATATTAAGGAAAAGTGCGCCACAGATGACACAAGCATTTATACGGCAATCATGGGTAAGGAATCGGCAACCGTAGAACAGATGGAAAATTACATCCGTTCAAAGAATCCCAACGTGGCACAAAGCGTTATTGATATGATTCCGCTGTATCTGATTGAGGGAGAAGCAGAAGGAGTCAGGGGAGATATTGCTTTTGCGCAGTCCTGCTTGGAAACAGGGAACTTTACCTTTGAAGGCTCTGCCGTAACCTTGGAGCAGAATAATTTTTGCGGTATGGGTGTGACAAGCAGAGGAAAGAAAGGTTGCTCTTTTGATTCTCCGCTTTTGGGTATCAGGGCACAGATTCAGCACTTAAAGGCTTATGCCTGTGAGGAAGCACTCATAAATGAATGCGTGGACAGTCGATTTAAATATGTGGAAAGAGGCAGTGCATCTTATGTGGAGTGGCTCGGACAGAAGGAAAATCCAAGTGGTAAGGGATGGGCTGCCGGAAAAGGATACGGCAGTAAGATTCTTGCCATCTTGGGTAAGATTCTGGAAACAGCGGTAACGGAGAAGTTTGAACCATATAAGGTCAGGGTAAATATTCCGAATCTCAATATCCGCAAAGGTCCGGGCATTGATTGTGCCAAGACGGGCAGATATACGGGAGTCGGTATTTTTACCATTATTGAAGAGGCAGATGGTAGGGGTGCGACCAAATGGGGAAGACTGAAATCAAGAGCAGGGTGGATTTCCCTTGATTATACAATCAGATGTTGATAAGTGGCCGGAAGAAATAATGCTTCCGGCGCTACATATATAAGCAGATATAGCTTGCATATTTTGCCCTTTAGAGTGATATATAGACATACGAAAGGAGGCCAAAGTATGCAGGTAAATGTAATAAAACCCGTAGAAAAGACCAAGGAAAAAATCAAGGTCTGTGCCTATGCGAGAGTATCTACGGAAGAGGATGAACAGGAAAATTCACTGGAAAATCAGCGTGATTATTATGAAAAACTGATTCGTAGTAATCCGTCTTATGAATATGTGGATGTTTACTATGATTTTGGAATTTCAGGATACCGGGAAAAGCGTCCGGGATTTCAGAAGATGCTTGCGGATGCAAGAGCAGGCAAAATAGACCTCATCCTTACAAAATCCATATCGAGAATGTCACGAAATACCGTCGCCATGCTAAAGGCAGTAAGAGAACTGCAAAGCATCGGTGTCGGTATTTTTTTTGAACTTCAGAACATGAATACCCTTTCGGGAGAAGGGGAATTAATGCTTTCCATCTATTCCGCTTTTGCACAGGCGGAAAGTGATGACTGCAGCAAGAATGCCTACATGACCTACAAGCGGAAATTCGAAGCAGGGATTCCGGCGGTAAGGTTGCATGATTGTTACGGTTATAGCATGGATGGTAACGGAGAATTAGCCTTGGATGAGCATGAAGCCCATGTGGTCAGAAAGATATATGAATTTGCACTGGCAGGTCTTAACCCATCGGAGATTGCAAGATACCTGAATAAGAACGGTATTAAAACTGCCAAGGGGAAAAAGTGGATTTGCAGTAGCGTTTTCCGTGTTCTTCGCAACGAAATCTATAAAGGCGATGTGATGATGCAAAAGACCTACCTTGATGCAGACAGGGTAAGGCATAAAAACAGAGGACAGAAAGACAGATACTATCTTGCGGATAACCATATCCCCATAGTGGATTCCGATGATTGGAATGCGGTACAGGAGATTTTGGATGAGAGGTCACTTGCCTTAAAGGAAAAGGTCATGCCAAAGGCAGAGGGGATTGGAGATTCCCATAGCACTTATCCGCTTACCGGAATGCTTTACTGCCCCAAATGCGGAGGTATGTTGCACCACAAATTCGGTAACGGCAAGAAGAATGTTTATTGGTCCTGCTCCACATGGATAAAGAAGGGAAGAGGTCAGTGCAGTGGGATATCCGTGCCGGATACGGTTGCGGATGCATGGGAAGTCAAAGAACCGTCCACGGTGCTTGTAACCGAGGACGATTTTGGAAGAAAGCATTATTCCCTAGTTTCAAAAGCAGAATATGAAAAAAGCAAGGACTGTCCCTATGAGCCAAAGA